CTCGGCGCAGGCAGCGTCAGGGCTGCATTGATGCCGATATAGATACTCGCATTCAGGTTATTCAATGAGCCAATAGAGCCACGCGCAACAGGCGTAGCAACGTCAACACCATTGGACATCAGACGGAAATTCGTGCCGTCATAACCAGCCAGCACGTTGAGGTAGTCGCCGGTTAGAAGCGCAGCAGTGCTGGTGATGGTCAGGCTGTTCGTGCCGTCAGATACCAGCATGTTCAACTTGCCAGCGGTATCAACAAATAAGCTAAAGTACGCGCCTGAGTATGCCCCAGCAGTGAAATAAGCACGCTCGATGAGCGTTTCGTTCGCGGTCGGTGTTGCAGTGATGAACACCTCTTTGTTGATGTAAAACGCGGCAGCTCCATACTCAAAGTTTGCCGCTGTTGATGTATCAACTACACCATAGTTCGACGTTGAAAATCCAGAATAGGCAACGAGTTGAGCGCCAGAGGCCACCGCAGTTCGGTTTAACGTGCCGACAATTCGCATATACCCATTTTTTGCAGGTTCAGCGGGATATTTTGAAGCGAGATTCGCGGAAACCTCTTTGACTGAGAAATTGTTAAATGAAGCCGTTGCACCTGCCGCAGTAGTTTGGTACATCGCGCCTACATACAAAGTTCCAGTGATAGGCGATACAAAATTAAAGTCCTCACCAATCACGGTGTTTACTTGAGGGTAGGCAACCAGTACGTCAAACGAACCAGCGTACGTTCCGATACCAAACCCGCGATAGGTTGCTGTTGCTGAGAACGATACAAAATCACCTTGTAAGCTGTAACTCTGCCCCTTAACCACGCTGATTGGCGCGTATACCCCACACGTTCCAGCGGCAGTTGTCACTACGTTAAGAGTCCCACCTGTGGTATTAATGGTGGAAATGGCCGGGTTTATTGGAAGCCAGCCGACGTTTCCACCCGCGAAATTCACGGTAGGGCATTTTTCTGTCGCGGTGACGCTCGCAGAAAGCGTGTCATTCATCCACGCGCCAAATGTAGAACCAAAAATCCAGCCTGAGCACGCGGCAGTATTCGCGAGACACAGCAGAGAGTTATTCGGAACTGCGGAGTTGTAGATCATATGCTGGATAGCATATGACGAGGAAAGCGCCTTTAACGAGCCAGCGCCGTAGTTCGCTTGTTTTATTGCGTCGTCAAATTGAAACTGCACAATCCCCGCTGTAGTGATATTGTTGATTTTTACAGATTGCGGAATGCTGTTATATACGTTCCATACAATTGTGTCGCCAGTCTGAGTAATCGCTGCATTTCGGTAATGGGAACATGGCACAGCCGCGATTGTAGTTACGGTATTCGTGGTCAGCCTTAAAAGTTGAATATTACCGCATCCAAAAACAACGCTAGGCACTGGTAAGCCAGTAACGCTATCAGACGGAGTTGCAGGCTCAATGACAAGCAGCGCAGAGACAAAAGTATTATCGTAGGACGGGCTGGCGTTTGTCAGCGTCCACACGCCTGTTTCACCGCTCGCCAACGACCCGCTGAAGGTGTAAACGCCGGTGCTATTCACCTTCTCGGCTTTATCCTTGGTGAAATCCAGCAAGGTCAATTGTCCGGCCTGAGAAACGATAACTATGCCCTGTTTCGCGCACACTGAGTATGGCGTGCCAGTGCCGAGACAATAATTCGCACCAAATGGCAAAACCTTCCACACAGGGATGCTGGAGTCGATTAAATCCCAGATTGCCAGAAAGTTCGCGTGCAGGCTTAGACCGAGGATGTCCGGCATTTCTTGACGCGAACCACGATAAACAGTTGCTGTTCCGCTACCCGCGCTCAAGCTTTTGAACAGGCCAGCAGTTGTATCGAAATAGCAGTCGCCAGTTGTCGCGCCAGATATTGCCCGAGCCGCTGTTTCATTTGCAGCATAGCCCAAGTTTTTACCCGTCGCCGTTGTTGCTTCCGTGCGCCACTTCGCACTCAGCGTGCGAGAGCGCCAGCCGCCTTCGTCTGTGTCGGTTTTTAGGTCATAAGTGTATGAATCGACAGCGGCCAATGGGCTGATAGTTTTGCTGGTGACTGGGACTACCGCAGTTTGCGATGCGATTGCGGCGAGCGCATTGCTGTATTGTTGGGATGTTCCCGCACTAGTATTTGCCTGCGTTGCTGATGCAGCGGATTGCGTCGCTGAATTAGCCGCTGCAAGCTGTGCCGCCAGTGCGGCTACAGCATACATGCCAGCTTGCTGCTGGAACGAATTGGCTGATGATGCGCTGCCTGCTGCGGCGATTGCAGACAAAGCTGCATTGGTCATATCAAGCAAGGCGGCTGCATCCGGATTCGCCCATCCGCTCGCGGTGTAAACGCGTATCGTATTGCTGACTGTATTGAAGCATTCCGCACCAACTGATAGCGCGTTACCGTTACCATCAAGTAACGGATCAGTAGCAAAGCTTCCTATCCATTTACTTCTAAAGCTTGCTAAGGCTGCATTAATCGCCGCCGCAATCCCCGTGGCATCAGTCGCCGCCGCCGATGCAACCGTAGCCAACCCTTGCGTTGTTGCCACGTCCTCATGAGTCAAGACGACATCGGTATGCGTTAAAACAACGTCCGAATGCGTGAGCACTACATCCGCGTGAGTTGATGTGACATCCTGTGCCGTCAGAGCAGCCTTCTCCGTGGCAATGGCGGCCTCTGCCGTCGCGATATTTGCTTGATCCAAAGCCGCCGCAACATCCGCATCAATCTGCGCGATATAGGCCGTCAGCGCCGTGACGATCTGAGGCGTAACCGGAAGCCCTGATGTCTTGAATTGCAGCCATGTGAGCGGTGTTGATCCAGACGGAACACCAGCGCTGAAACTGGTCGCACCTGGATAATTGATCGTACAAACGTATTGGCTGGCGATACTTCCCCTGTCGTTCGGCCATAGCGCCGCACTAAACAGGCCGTTGGCGTCCGTCACGACTGATACGCTGCCGACGACACGTTCACCGGTTACCGCGTCAAATACGTCGCACGGCGCACCCGACATTGATGACAGCAGGAACGATACCTGCATGAAGGCCAGCGGCGTGCCATCTGGCCTGGTGAGTGGAGATCCGGTATTGCTGATGATTCTGGTTGTGGTCACGGTATATCCTTTTTGCACTACGCTATTTGGCGGTTTGAAAATGTCAATGAATCAAGGGAGGATTTGCGCGTTGCTCCACGCTAAATCTGATGTGACGAAGTTGAGCAAGTTGTCGGCATAGATTGGTGACCAATCAGGAAGCGGAACATCAACTATGGACTTTGCAGATGACGTCGTGCGAGTACGTGCAGCATCTTCAGTCTCGTACGACTCAACGATGATCTGCATATGGTTGGTCTGCATATCAAGGTGAAACTCAGTCGGGACGTGAAACTCGACTGACCGGCCATCCGGTAGCGTTTTGATTACCTGTAGGATGCTCATATTTGCACCAACCCTTTAGTTGCTTGTGAGGCGTTGAATGCAGTTATTCTCGCCATGAAGTCGCTGAATTCTTGTCTTAGCACAACTCCGTTTGGGTTGAAAAATTCTACAATCGCCTTGCCTGGTGAGCCGTTTCCACCAATGCCTCTGCCACCGCCACCACCGCCGCCACCGCCAGCTCCAAATCCAGATGCGCTAACTCCAGAGGATCCGACCCCACCATTACCACCTGTCCCATAAGTAGAATTGCCGCCTTTCCCACCGATCGAAGTGCTGGGCGCAGTTGCTCCACCGATGCTTCCGCCAACTCCTCTACCTGCACCTGTGAACGGCCCACCTCCACCGACTCCTCCTGAGACAGTAATGAGCCCTGCGATACCGGTATTCCCTCCGTTTGCACCTGTTGAATTTGTATTACCTCCATACCCCGGTGCAAATGGGTAATCTACATATGACGCATTACCTGCCCCATAGTTACCAACGACAAGTGTGTAGGTCGTCCCGGCAATTAGCCCGTTAAAAACTGCCGTAATGTCCTGCCCGGCACCGCCTCCGCCAGCTGCGCCTGTTCGCGTAATGTCTGACCCCGCACCGCCGCCGCCACCACCTGCCACTAACGTAAGTCGTAATGAGGTAAATCCAACAGGTACAGTAATTGTGTAAGTTCCTGGTGAAAAAACTTGAGTTGCATAAACGACGCTACTCAACGTCCCCGCAGTTAACATCCCTGCAAACGTGCCGGTTGCGCCGGTGATGTCAGCACCCGATAGAGAGCCACTTACTGATAAATTCGTCCCATCAATCTTGTCAGCAGTCAGCGTTTTTGCAGCAACACTCCGCCCGATAAATGAGCCATCAATGATCATATTTCCGCTCAAGCCGACCGTTGCAACGCCATTCACATTTCCTGCCTGGAAGTTTGCACCGAGTGCTGGGCTGAGTTGAGCAACATCTATCGCATTACCCAGCTGCGTCATCAGCGCCGACGGATCCGCGCTTGGCGATGCCGCAATACCACCGGTAGCCAATAGCGGATCCCAGGGCGATGCATTTCCTGACGTATCAATGACGCGGATCCAGTAAAAACAGGATTGCCCTGGCATGAGTGCGACATGTAAATATTCAGCCGATGGGAAGGGAACTTGCGCAATACGGGTCGCCCCGGCTCTATCATCGACCGATGACCACCAGACCTCTGTATTAAAAATATCAGTTCGGGCATCACCGAAATTCCACGTTAGTCGAACTGAAAATAGTCCACCGACAGCCGTGCAAACTGGTGCCGCAGGCGCTGCAGCGGGCGGAACTGCTGCGGCATAAGAACTGCTAGCCGTGCCTAATATGGTCGTTGTTCCGCCACCAGAAAGACCTGCCACACCTAGCGAATTGATTGCGGATATTTTCACCTCAACCAATCCCAATGGGATATTCATGATATCGACGGTCGTAACTGACGTGGTAGGCAAATCAGTGAAATTCCCAGGAACAGGACGCCAGCTAACCCGGTACTGCGCAGCGTACTGCACCGCATCCCAACCTACCTGCAAGCTACTATGCGCGACCCCCAAATTTAGAACAACATTTTCTGTTAAGACGATATTAGCGGGGATGGCCGGCGCCGATGGTATTGCCATCGTCGGCAGAATTTGCAGCGACGTGCCCAGTTCGATCGCGTTAAACTTACTGGGATTATGTGCAACAGCAGTAACGGTATATTCATTTTTGGCAGATTCTGACACTGAGATCACGCGCCAGAGCGTCGGCGACAAATCAGAAGCGGTCAGCACCCACATCGCATTAGCAACCGGAACGGAAAGCAAGGCTGTGGCCAGTGAGATTGTAATGATATTCGTTGAGCCAACAGCATTGGTCACAGCGCCCTTGCCGATAGTGCCATCGGGCAATACGACAGAGATGCTGTAGGTTTTGCCTGCTTCGATCGTGACAGAAGCATCTAAAGTGAGAGTGGTGAGCGTATTTCCGGCGCTGGCCAGACGGCCTCCCATTCTTTTACCCACCCGATGCGCGTCCTGTACACTGATAATTTGTCCAGGGCGCAGGTAAGCACTATCCAGAGATGATTTAAAATTGATGACTTCCTGCTCAAGCTTTTCAGAATAAAGCAGCCATTGGCCAAAGCGGTGAGCCTGCCCGCGCGACGTGCAACCGACTGCGGCCACCTGTGTCTGAATCACACCATAGATTGCAATCGCCGCCGGATCATCGACATATTCAATCGCAGGCTGAAACTTGTTATTCGGATCGTTCCACTGCACTAATGCAACGGTATGCATGGCTTTGCGAGAGGCCCCGGAATAGGCAAATACGCCATCAATTACATTGGCCGCACTGAATAACGCGACCGGATCGGCAGGCGCATCCTGTATGGCCGAGATCGATCCGGATGACCAATACACCATCCCGCGAAATGCACTGGCGATCTGATTAATTACAGTGAACGCCTCGGATCGGGTAGAGATATAGCAGTTGAGCGTAAAACGCGGCTCTGTTCCACCGAATCCGTCAGGCACCATGCCGTCGCAATACTGGCTGATGGCATATAAACCCCACTTATCAACCGATGCGGCACTAATATAACCACCTAGCCCATATCGGCTATTTGTCACCAAATCATAAAAACACCAGGCCGGATTATTCGTCCAGGCTAACTTAAATGTTCCATCCCACAATCCGGCATAGGTACGATTAACAGGGTCATAATTAGTGGGAACTCGTACGATCAAGCCTTTAATGCGATAGGTTCGCGTCGGGATGCTTTGGAAGGCCCGTGCATCAGCGGCGATCGCAACCAGTGCTGTATTTGGGTAGGCGAGCTTTTGACTGATAATGGCAGTGATAGCATCGAACCATAATTCATTCTGTAAAAGCGAGCTGGTAGAGTCTGCAGTAAGACGGGTGATGCGTACATCCCACGGCCCGGTACCGGTCAGAGGCAGTCGATAAGTGCGATCGTATTTGCTGGTCGTCTTTCCAGACATGGAGTCGCTGATTGCTGTTTGCCAGCCTCCCCCATTAGTATTAATGTCGATCGTATAGCTGATGGCCGTAGCCAGAATATCGCCCTGTGTATTGGCTAGTGACAGGGATGGCGTTGAAACACGCACATCGATCGTATCAACGGTAAGATCTGCAACGCGGCGAATTACGGGGGTTGCATATGGCACTTTGATACTAATGGACACTTCTGACCGTACATCACTGGAGACGGCATTCATCAAAGCGCCACTGACACCTGCTTGCGTACCATTAGACATCGCGAGCTGCATGTTGAGGAAATTGAAACTACCATTGGCGTTTTGAATCGGCGTATCGTTGAGATAGACTGATTTCAATCCATTAACCAGTCCGTAAATCTCCCCTTCGCATAAAGCGTCCAAGACAACAACGCTATCGCGACTATGTAAAGTATTAGGCTGCTCGACAGGCGTATGACCACCGCCGCCGCCCTTGCCACCACCGCCACCCGCACCAATAATATATTCGATCATGTTAATGAGCCGCGCTAGGTAAGTAGATGCTGGTATCCCCTGCGGCATAGCCTGAATACGGCATTTGTACCGCCTCAATACCCGCAGAGATGACCTGCGACCCGACTAGCATTTCGCCGTAACATATCGGGATCGCGTTGCCCTGAGCCGTGGTATTTACCGCCCCAGAAAATAGTAAATTGGATACGTTACTGGCGGCGGAAGTAGGTTTCGGTGGTGAGGCTAACATCTGTGCAATACCACCCAAAATAAGCGACATACCTAAGCTGGTTGCCATTGTAGTTACCGTGGCCGCAGCACCTGCACCCATTCCCATCCCAGCTAAATATGGCGCCATATAAGGCGCCGCTATAAGCAGTGCTGCCCCGAGAATAATTCCTACACCGCCGCTCTTGGCGCCAGATATAACCGGCACAATCCGTATCGGATTAACCCCGGTTCGACGGTCGAGCGATTCGGCGTCGAGCAGCTGCTCACGATCGACCCAGACCTTGAAGCCCTGGGAGTGAGTGAGAACAGCTTTTTCAAAGCCGGGTAGCTGGATACAGAGCGCGCGGATCGCTTCACGCGGGCTGGCCACGGACAAATCGAACCGCTTGCCGAACTGGCGGGCCAGAAATCCGGACAGAATAATGGGGACTAGCATGCCGCCCCCTGATAGCGCAGAAATTTAACGGTATGCTTTTGCCAATATCCGCCGAATACTTCCCGACGCGATAGCTGCCCCATAATGTGATGCAGCATGATGTTGTCGCCCAGATACACAGCTAAGTGATTAGCAACTGGCGATTCAACTTGCATCAGGATCAGATCGTTGGGTTCCGGCGTTTCAACACTGACAAAACCGCATTCAGCGAAGCGTTCTGCGTACAAATCCTCACCCTGTTTCCACCATCCCCAACGGTCATCGCGTGGGTAGTGTTTTAACGTAATACCCAGTTCGCGCTGATAAAAATCCAGCACCAGGGAATAGCAGTCATGCACGCCATAAACAAAAGGACGACCAATAAGTTCTGCCTGATAACCCTCAGGCTCAAAGCTGACCTGTTCGCCCGTTTGGGGATTGACGATCAACCACGGCAAGCCAGATATCTCACAGGCTGCACGATCCGCCGGTGATGGCTGTGGATTCGCGTAAGGATGTGAGTGGACGATAATCATAATTTCACCCAATTCCTCAGCCGTAACCCAATCTTCCGGACAGATAGAAAACTGTTCGCAAGGAGACTCTGATACGTTCCGGCAAGGGACATATTGATCAGCCACAATTAGTCCGCAGCATTCACGCGGACTTTCCGAGATCGCATGCTCCATGATGGCCGATATGATTTTTTCGGTATATTCGCTCATCGCATCAATCCTGATCCGGGGAAGCCGCCAAACGGCAAAATGGTAAAGCCGCGTAACTTGCAGCCGGATATTTTTCTGCTGCATACATCCAGGCTCATTAACGAGACGGGATTGTCATTAGCATCAGCAACGGGGCCGCCTGCGTAACTGCATTCGGGACTCCGATACTGAGAGGGGCAGATATTTGAGATGTACTGGCGTCCGGGTAACATAACACCCGGCAGGTCAAAGGCAGAGGCCAGTTCAAACTCAATGTAAACCGGATTTTCATTAGCTTTACGGTCGATAAAATAAACTTCATCCGGGTATGCCTGGCTTGCGTCTGCTGTAGGGTTACCCGCCGTAAAATTTGCCGCATCAAGAAATTTAGCCAGTGTTTTACGGCGAGTAACTTTTGCCCCCAGCAGGCCGGCATATTGATAGATCAATCCCCCCATTGCACCGTCTGCATTGGCTACACGGAGCTTTGGGCGGGGAAGCTGACCTTTTCCGTTCCATTCAAAGCCTGTCGCCTCAAGGGGAAAAGGCTGATAAGACATGCCCTGCCAAATGACCGGAATACCCAGCTCGTTCGTACCCGCATGAAAATATAGAAGGCCGGTTGCGCCCAGGCGAGTGGCATCTAACTCAAATAGCTCAATAACGGCTGATGCAGCCAGCGACTGAATATCGGCGCGAATCGTCATGCCGGAACCTCTTCAAAGGTACCGCTGATGTTAGACATTCCGAATGACGTCTGCACCCTGCGCCATTTTTTACAAACAAAAAGCGCTGTTCGACCGAATGGCGTAGCCCACTGAAATGCAGTCACGCCAGCCTGCGCGCGTAAAAATGCCTCCATGGGTGCTGCCTCTGTTGCGTCTTTTAACGCATTAGCCTGGATGCTCCATACTTCGAGCATCGTGTTAATGCCATTGCCAGCACGCTGTCTATAACCATCACCAAACTTGGCTTCTAGAATCGCCGGGCTCATATCCATCTGGCTGGCGAAGGAAACAGGATAAGTAAATACAGGATTTGCCATGTTTTACGCTGCGAGCAGCCCTCCAGGACGTTTTTCCTGCACCATAACGTCTCGTATAACATTGCCGATCTGATTTGCAAGTTGAGTCATGCTGGCAGTATCAGTGCCTGATCCACCTTGTGACTGAGTGCTAACCTGCCCTGTCTGCGGACTGATCATGACATTCACCACAACCGATCCACCGGATCCAGCCTTCGTACCGCCCGACATCGTGACCGGGATGCTTTTCCCATCAGGCAACGGGACAAACGCTTCCGGCGTACGGCCCTCGCCAAATAACGCAACTTGCGGGGAGTTCGCAATACCGCCAGTGGCATAGGCATTCAGCGGCATGGGGCCTGCACTGGTCATGATTCCGCCATCTGCAAAACCGAACATACTGGCGACCGAGCTCATCATGCCGGCACCCTGCCCGCCTTGCATCATCTGAGCCAATGGCTTCATGATATTTTGCTGGACTTGGATCCGGATCAAATCCGTGATGATGCTCTCAGCCATTGAGCGGAAATTAAGCTGACCGGTCTTAACGAAATTGACCAGCCCATCTTCCATGCCCTTAAACGCATCATTGAATAACTTCTGCGATGAAGTGGCCGCATTGGTAACCGAGTCGAGATAGGTATTGATGGCATTTTTTGCGCCTTGGCCCCAGGAGCGAGTCACTTCTGATCGCGCTGTTAACTCGACATTCGCACCCGCTTTAGTCGCGTCTGCCGCCTTTTTTGCACCTTCAACCGCATCGTTATAGGCAGAATTTACGGCTGGATTACTATCGCGATCCTTAAATTTTGCATTGTCTTTGAGGGCCAGCAATTCTTTTTCCAGGGCGACATCAACACGCCGGTTCTCCGTGGCAATCTGGATCTCAAGCGCATTTTTGCCGATCATGGAATTTTCAAACTGGAGTTGAGCCGTATATTCCGATGAGGCCGCCATTGCCTTCTCAACGATCTTGGATGACTCTTCCTGCGCCTGCGCGCCCTTCATCGCATCAAAGCTGGCGGTGTAGCGCTCAACTAATGGCGCGGCAGCTGTCAATTGGTCTATCGTCGCGCCAGCGATCGCCATTTGCGAGAATAAAATCTGCGCGGCATTCGCCCCTACAGACTCCATTTGTTTTTTGAATGACTCTTCAGTCAGCTTTTTAAGCATCTCGTCGAGCTGGGCCTGCAACTTGTCTTTTTTCAGCCCTTTAGCAATTCCCCTTGCATATCCATCAGCAGAGGTCTTGCCGGACTGCTCAGCCGCATCCGCCGTCTTTGGTGCTGTGTCATCCCATAGTTTGACAATGCTTTCAAGATCAGACTGAACAGACGTCACCATATCTTGGTGTGCAGTTGAAATAGCATTCCCGGCCGCCTTAAAATCGCCTTCCAACGCTAAGCCGATTGCAGCAGCGGCAGATCCGATCGTCGTTCCTACTGTTTCAAACACTGACTTAACAATAATGCCAGAGCTTACGATAAGCTTCAGCGCGGTATCTAGCACACTGATTTTTGAATGGAGAGTATCGGTGTTTGTCGCGCTATCGACCATTGCCTGAGAAATCTTATCAAAGGTCGGCAGCATGGCTTGCATCGCGTGATTGACCAGCCCTTCATTCGCCATTTTCATGATGGTGAATCGGTCGTTGACGTCTTGTGCTGCCTGCGATGTTGGGCCGCTCAGCGTGAGTCCCAGCTTGTCAGAAAGGTCGGCGAACTTATTCATCTCAGCAGAGCCTCCATTCAGCATTGGAATCAAAGCCTTGCCTGTTTTCCCAAAAATATCCATGGCCAACGCAGTTTTTCCTGCGCCGTCCTCCATTTTGGAAAACCTGTCGGCGACTTCAGACATGATCTGATCATTGCTTTTTAGATGGCCGTTTGAGTCTTTTACGCTGATATTGAGAAATTCAAATGCGCTTTTTGCAGCACCGGTGCCAGCGGCTGCGTCAATGGCATTTTTAGACAGCTTACCCATCGCGCCGGCCAGCGTCTCCATATCGATATCAGATAGACGGGCCGATACCGACATACGCGATAGCGCCTCTGTTGAGACGCCGACGCTTTGCGCCATCTTTCCCAGCTTATCGGCGGACTCCATGGAGGATTTGATGAACTCACCCATAATCCCAACACCAACGGCCTCGGCGAGGTGCAACAGGTTTTTATGCAGATCCGTGGCGGACTGCTTAACGGAGTTAAACGCGCCTTGAGTATTATCTTTCGCCTCAATAACAATTTGCGCTACATTCACCGCCACAATCACGCCCCCTTATTGAATTCTGACAATGCCGCGTATTCCATATCGCGGATGTCATTAAATAATTTCGCCTGGTCAGTCAAACCCTGCATTCGCATTACCGCCTCGACCTCGGTGTACTTAAGACCCAGTGCTTTCCCGTTAAATCCGCCGCGATTCCATTGCGTTTGGCAACTCAAAAATAGATTCAAACTTTCAAGGTTTTCCGGCCAGATATCGAATTCATCCGGGCCATCTGGCAAGGTACTCATCAGCCACTCAATCGGGATGCTGTAACGCTTTGCATCCTCTTCAAACTGAGCGATCTGCTCTGCCCTGCTTGCCCGGCCACCTGTCGCCCAATGACGGGCAGCCGCTGTTAGTTTTTTGAGCGTGAACCTGCCAAACTCACTAAAAACGCTTCGGCAATACAGCGTGCTAACGGGAAAATATTCAGGACGTCATCGAGTGCTGTGATCGAGAATTGGATATCACCATCGTTATCCTGTATCCCCTTCCAGCCTACGACGACATGACGGCAGATATCCGCATCAGTTAAATCACCAGCCTTGACCTTTTGCATCAATGCATCGATTTCATCCTGTGCCATCCGCTTGAATTCACAGTCGAAGGTTTGCTTTGTAGCGCCTGGAATCTGTACATCAACAGGAGCAAAATAGCTGGGGTTTATTGCGACTTTAAACATGGTTATTGCACCGTAATTGTGAGTTCGTCATTGCCAGAGTTAGGCTGTAGATCCATTGCCATATCCAGCATTTCGATATTGTCTTGAGAGGTAATAGTGGGCGCTGTCAGCTGTACAACCGGCGCGCCAATAATGACTTTATTACCCGCCGTAGTGCCGTGGGTCAGGGAAAATGCACCTACCGTCGCGTTGTTAACAATCGTCCAAAAATCTTTCGTCGCGATCGCTACGTTTTCCATCACCAGCTTGCCTGCCGGGTTGCGATCCGTGAACACAACCGACTCTGAGCCGACCAGCGGCCGGTAGACGTTGGTGTTCGCGATATCTAAAGAGATATCGGAGAATGCGCCGGCAAAGCCCTGCACGGTCACCGGTGTCGTGTTTTGAGGGCTCACGACTAGCGGCTTCTGGAAGGCGGTCAGCGTAGGCGTTGGCAGTACAGTATCTGTGACTGGCGAATAAAGACCGATGAACTTGAAGCTCATGACCGGCACGGCCTTCTGGGTGAACTTCATGCTGAAGCTGCCACGCGCGCCCAGCATCTTGTATTGCAGGCCGTTCACGTTGAAATACATGGTCAACGACTGCTCACCGGAACTCACCGGTGCGTAGAGTGTAGAGACGCCGGCGGTAATCGTTTCCGACATCGCGCAGCCTTTCAATAGCGTGCCCCATGCGGGTGCCGTACCAGCTGCGCCGGAGCCAGCAATTTCCACATCAAAACTTAATTCGCCATGGCGTGCGCCCATGATCTTGCCATCGTTGCTCAGATAAGGGCGGATCACCTTACGCGCAACGACATCTTGCATCATGGGATTAATTTTGACGTTCGCTGCCAGAATGGCATTCGCGCCACCAATGGGTACCGCATCTGTACCATAGGTCGTTTCGACCTTAGCCAGCAAAACTGAAAGTAGCGACTTAAACGACATGGCTTACCTCTTCGATTAATGTTTTAGTTTCCGCTGACGCATCACCTGCTACAGGCGCAGGTTCTGCTGATGCGGACTCATCGATACGTGTTCGTTTTCCGGTGGCTGGGTCAAACAGATAACTACCACCTACCCCGTCAAACTCATCATTAAATTTGCCCATCATTTCTCCTTAAGCGCGCATATCCGGCGCGGTATTACTTACCCAGGTATCAAATTCCCAAACCATATCGGCAATCCCAAGCAGCCTATCCAATGTTGAATCCAGCTCGTAGACCGTACTCATCAATCGCGCATCGTCTGTCAGGCCGCCCATAAAAATATCGCTATTGATGGCCTTCTCTACTTCGAGACAGATCTGATCAAGAATGTCATCCGGGTTGGCATTGGCCTTAACCGTTGCGCGGATTTTGTAGCTGATTGTCCGCTGCTCATTTCTTGCATGCGGGGCTGCCTGACTACCAATCGCTCGCGCAGAAATCGCATCCGTATCATTCATAAGCAGCAGCGCCGGTAGTTCTGCATCGGATAAAACCTCAACACGATTACCAAAAACATTGCTGCCAGTCGTGGCCAAATTGGTCAGTCGCGCTTTCAATGCATCGCGAATCTGTCTACGAATATGGTTAGCCATTACGCGAATCTTAGTTGCAGAATTACCATGCCGTTACCGTCCGGTTGAACTTCTCGCACGCCATAGTTAACACTACCGATTTTTAAAATATCACCATGTTTTACGTTAGTTACAAGAGACTCTTCAACATGTACTTGAGGATTTCGCCCTTCAAATGCGCCGAGTCCGGATACGTACTCATCATCGTAAATAACTTTGATGGGAATGCCATTGAGCGTGGCATCCTTCGCGATATCTGCGAAATACACACCCAATGGCTCTACGAATTTCATGCGTTAAGCGGCGGCCTGATCGGCTGCTGTCTGTTGTGCTGCAAATTGCTTACCGGCTGCTTTCCCCGTCACTGCATCCAGAGATCCGCGACCCGCGCTCAAAATAGCGGCCACATCGTTCTCGTTCAAATCCAGCACATCGCCAGGCAGAGCAACTTCACCATTAACCATGACAAGGTCGGTTATATAAATTTTTGGCATTTTGATTTCCTCTAAGTAGTAATCTGAGCGGCCGCTTTAGCCGCTCAGATTGATTGATTACGCTGTCAGTGCGTCTGTAAATGCTGAGAAGCATGCCGGCTGACGAACACCCACATCGATGAACTGATTGGCTGTCAGTACAACCTGACCGGAACCAGCCAGACTGTATGGGTCGACAACGATATCGAGGCCACCGAACAGTGCCAGGACAAAGTTGCTCCAGTCAGAGCCGAAGAACATCGTTGATACGATACCTGCAGAAGAGCCTTTGGTACCGTTGCTTGGCAGATTGTTTGACACAGCTGCGCGATAGCCATTGAGAGGCTGATCCGGGTTAGTCACATCCCAGAGGTATGGCAGGTAAGTTGCTTTTTGCGTGCCCTTCATCCAGCCGCGAGTCTTCGTATTCACGATATATCCGGCCAGTGAATCAGGTTCAGCATTCGAATTCGCACAGGCAGATTCAAGGCCAACAATGTGACTCCAAGCTACTTGCAGACCGTTAGTGCCACCGACTACTGCACCGATACCAGTCTGATTGACTAAGCCGCGTGGTGCCGGAGCTGTTCCACTGCCATTCAAAGCCAGATTTTCAATCATGACGGCAATACCTTGTGCCAGATCGTCACGCAGCATAGATTCGACATCCAGAGATGACTGAATCAGTGATTGCTTGGTGTAAGGGATCTGCGCACCAACACGGTGAGGAGTCAGTGCGATCTGCGTTGTATTTGGATTCGTTAATGAGAATGCCGTTGTTTCAGCAACATTTTGGATTGTCGATGCGACTGTTTTACGCGGAATCGCAATATTACTGGTCAAGCCACCCAGCACGCGGATGCCGAGCTTATTCAGTACCAGTGCATTACGCAGTACATCTATGAATTCGCCGCCTAGTACGTTGGTTTGAATCAGATTGCCTGCATTACCAGCTGTCCCTGCATCAAATGCACGGGAACCAGACATTTTCTGGAATGCCTCAACGGGAACAAAAAATCCTTCCGGGCTCATGCCTGAGCGCTTTGCAACGGCTTCGGATGCAGCACGCTCCAAGCCAGCAGCGCCCCAATTACCGGTGATAGCCGCCTGAATAGCTCGTTGCAGGCTATAACGCTGAGTTTCATTTGCGCTTAGGCCAATTTCCAGATCCCGTGCGCTGCTATGTTTTGTCGAAATTTTATCCATCAGCAGGTCTTTAAAGGCCTCGACAGATTTTCCGTTACGAATAAATTCAGCTACGAGATCACGAGCACCGAATTGTGCATAGCTATCGGCAACCGCCAATAGATCTTGCGTGCGTTTTTGTTCGGCTTTTACGCCGTCATTATTTTGGTCTGGCATGGTTATGTTCCTTTGTGAAATAGGCTGAGGGATTTGTATTTGCTGCTCTGTGCTACTCGCCGATTCCACTCGGCCTGTTGCGGCTTCAGTTCCTGTTGAAGCCCCCCTGCCGATGCCAACCGAGGCATCAGCGGGAATTGATACGATGGAGATTTCAAACGGTGTCCACTTCGTGACGCGGAACACTGGATCGGTGTCCCCGGCTGCGCGCTGCGCATTACTTGCCGCGCGACTCTGAATTGCTACACCATGCAGTTCGCGCTGTCTGGTTTCGAACTCATCCCAGGTAAACTTACGAACCTTACGATCTTCACCTTCGCCGTCATCAGCCTCCAGTTCATCAATCAGGTAGCCAACTGATACCAGCGAACGAATCCCATCCTGCACATCCTGAAATATTTCATTTGCCATCTGGCCTCGACCAAAACGGACAATTGCACGACCAATTTTGTCTGTATCAATCTGTGCGCTATCGATGACGCCGATTTGATCATCCGTGTCGTGGTTGAGTAACAGCGGGTGCCTACCGTCAGCTAATCTCGTCAGATCACATGATCCGGGAGAGTGATCCAGTATTTCGATACCGAACCAGCGTTCGTAGGGCGCTTCAGATGAAAATGCCAGCGGAACGGTACGCGCAGTGACGTCAATGCTTTCGCCGCGCTGAATCGTGAATGTCCGTTTGAAATTTCGTTGCATGTCCGCTCCTTGTTGAGCGGCATCATGTCAATTTATCTGTGAAGTGTTCAGAGGAACACTTCACAATTTACGCAGCGGGTTTACCTGGTGGATTATTTGATGGGTTACTTCCTGCCGGGGACGGTGGCGGCGCGATCTTGAGCCCCATGGATTCCATCTGCTTTTGCTCAGCGGCCAATTGCCGCCAGACGGTATCCCGATCTAGGCCCTGCTCGGAGATGATCTGCGTGCGAGATTTGAAGCCATTATTCACGGCCAGCACAGCAGCTTCCAGATCGGCCTGCGGATCCACCCAGCCCCATCTTCTCCCCTGAAAATTGTGTTGAGAGAATTTATCGAATTTTGTCACTGGAAGTGCAGATCCGCCTTTCTGTGTGATCGCACCTAACCCTAAGGACATTTGCAGCCAGTCAAGAAACACAGGAGTTAGAAATGCCTCAATCATCCAATCCTGAATCTCCATCCAAGAATCACGTTCTTCAAGCGTTCCACTGCGGATACTGCTGAAGCTGACTTCGGTCAGATCATTACCCAGCGCATGAAAGGCAACGCCCAGACCGCTTGCTACCCGACGCAGCGCGGCCTTAACGAATTTGTCATACACATCATTCGGATAATTAGATGTGTTCGGCCGGAAGTCATACCCTTCCGGCAAGGTGTCGTAACTCCCTGGCATAGATACTTCGATCGGTGCGCCGCTCTCATCTGTTAAATCACTCGATGATGGCGGCGCTTCCCCATCCGGGCTGACAAAGAAACCGAGCGTATCAGCTCCTTTTCTCGCAGCCATCAAGGCGGACTGGTCAAATTCTCCCAGGTGATACATCGATTCAAGTACTGGGGCCATCCATGGCGCACCGCGACGCTGTTCCGGGCGCAATGGGATATAGATATGGAAAATATCCTCTGCATCGACACGCTCATATAGCGCCATCGTTGCAGTACCAATCGACTCACCGGGGTGTGATTTCAATAGCCAATAGGCAACAGGCTTGCCGTAAGTATCCAGTTCAACCCCCATGCGAATCAAATTACCGCTGGGGGCAACTGCATTTTGCATAACTAGGAGTCGATCCATATCGAGCAGCTGGAGTGCATAGCCATATTTGTTTAATCCCTTACCCCGTACGCGCCGGATGATCGCCTCGCCATCACAGGCCACGGTCTTGATAACCAGGCGACATACGTCTGCAAAGGACATCTGCCCGGTCACCTCGCAGGTGCCGCGACGACTCCAATCTTCAAATGCTGCCTCAATCGCATCATTTGCCAGGTCATCGGCCTTACCGCTAGGGTCTGTGATCTGGGATTGCAGGGTAAATCCCGTATGGCCGACCACATTGGTAGAAACCATTTTTAAAAACTTTGCTGCGTAGGGATTATTTTGCGCAAGATTGCGTGACCGTGCGCGTAGCGTTTGCAGCGCGATGCGCAGATCCTGATCAATACTGGTATTGGTTGCCACCCAGTTACCAGTTGTACGGCTAGGTGTTCCGGCCACAAAATTGCGTTGTTGCGTCACGCGGCGGCTGATTGACTTTTCCATCTGCCGTTGCTCGTTCCAGCGCTTTAAAATGACGCTGCCAGACTGAGAAACGCGGTCTTTATCGTACCAATCCGCCATCAGAATCTCACATAAACACGGCGGCGTGATGCCAGACCGCGCTTGATATTGGATGCGGCTTCTTCTTTTGCGACTTCCCGCTTCCAGAAATTAACCTCAATGATCCACTCCTGCCGGGTTGAAAATTTGAACTGTCTGTTTGCAACGCGATATTCCGAAATAAATGCACGGCTTATCACCGCATCCTGATAAGCCGCGATCAAACCATCGTAGATTTGACGCGCAGGACTACGACCATCCATGCCTGCATCGGTCACGCCAGCGAGATTCGGTAGTATTTTGATACGACCGTTTGCTATCGTATGTCGATCACCGGATGCATTACTGACATAGGCTTGCCAGTCATAATCCCCGGCGGCCCAAGCTTCCGAGACAGATGCTGCAACGGAAATAAAATGATCACTACCGGATGCGCTTCCGGCAATGTCATATTTTCTGGTTGTGTTAATGATGCGGTAATTTAAAGTCCACCCGGAATTCGCGGGATAGTCTGCCAGCGAGCGCGTCCACTGAATCGTGTCGCCCGCCGTTACGCTTTGAGGTTCAATTGTGGGAATGGATGCCATAGAGGGCATCCTGAAGGATAGCGTGTGAAGTGTTCAGAGGAACACTTCACTATTTGTCATTGACGATCGTTCTGATCTGCCGTTCACATACCCCGAATTTCTCAGATAACTCCTTAAAGTTTCGGCCATTAAACTGCTGACGTACAGTTTTATTTCTTTCACTCAGATCATTGATGCTGGATTTTTTTGGTATCCGGATCGTATCGCCACCGGCAAGCTTTTGCAGCAGCTCGTAAACATCCTGAGCCAATTGATTCGCATCATGATCTGTATATGCACGCATACGGGCAATCTCTCTCACCGCATCCTTGATTATGCTCATTAAAACCCGCTCCTTTTCGCGACGGCACGACGGCGGCGGCGTGCAACAGGTACCACAGTCGCTTCGGGTTCTTTTTTCTCGACCTCAATTTCCTCATCAGATTCAACGGGCTCAATTTGCTTTTCACCTTCCAGCATGACAGCCAAACGCGCCCAGTACTTTGGATCTGCACGGCCCGTGCGTGTTTTGCCGATATTGATTGATCGATGCTGACCGATTGCCCAGGCATAAACCAGCGTATCGAGCGGTTCGTTACGCTTGTACTTAATACCTAGGCGCTGCACATAGCGCTTCTTTTCCGGATCGTATGTTTCAGATAACAGCCCATCATAGTAGGTCTCATCCAAACCCTGAGGGAAATTGAATATGCGTTCTGATTCGGGGCGTTCGCCGTCTGCAGCCAGATTGGCGAAAATGAAATCCTTACAGTGTTCCGTGCCGACGTTCCAGACGCAATAACCGTTTTTAAGCACTTTCCCTGTGCGCGACTTGTTCGGATAACTGCCATATTGCGCGATCGCACGCCCCATGCGTGTCGTGCTCCCCTGCACAGAAAATATCCGTACACGCAAGCTGGTACGCATCACAAAATCGGTAACCTGTTGAGTGCGGTGGCCTCGACTGTCGATCCCGGCTGCGAGAATGCGCATCGGCTTCCCATAACTATTCACCATAGGCTTATGAAGTTCCGCCTCCATCTCATCCCACACCTGCGGGCTTGCCGTATCACCGGTGATCTGTCCATGATCGATAATCCAATGCCGCCCTTCTGCCCCCCAGCCAAGCCGTGTGTATTCCAGCCATTTGTCCTGTGTGTCGATACCCATTGTGATGGTCAGACATCCAGGAGGAATAGTTCCGCTAATAACCCCGCTCGCGCGTTTAACCAATTCATTAGACTTGAGTTTGTCGGACTGATCTTCCCAGCTTTCGCCCAGATTGGAATTGATGAACGCCTTGAGCTGCAGTGGGTCTTTATGGATCCGCTTGAACTGGATCATCAACTCAAGCCAGGAAGGTCCAAGTCCGATCGGCGCATACAACGCGCTGATGTGATAACTACGTCGATTTTTCACTTCCGGCTTTTCTGGAATCCAAACGCCACCTGCCAGCATCGCCGGCTTGTGATGCTCCTCAATGCAGCAGCCGTTGTGTTCACACTGGTACCAGGCTGAGGTCAACATTGCATCAGCCTTGATATTGCTCCAGCGCAATACCAGCCGCTCACCGCAATGTGGACACTGAACGTGATACCGGCGCATATCGCCTGACTCAAATTCCCGCTCAATCAGCGATGCGCCTTTCAGCGTTGGAGTGCTGGCCAGCAGGATCTTGTAGCGCGGAAAGGATTTAACGCGAGACCGGGCCAGCTCAACTGGATCGCCCTCTTCACCGACTGACATCGGGAAACGATCCAGGTCATCCAGCATAAGGAAGCGAACCGACTTTTGCGCGTAACTATTCGGGCTATTGCCGCCAGCAAGAAACAGGATACCGCCGGGATAGTCGATCATATCCTTACTGTTCGCCGCATCACGTGAGCGGATCCCTCCAAGGATATCTTTCACACATTGCGTATCAGACAGCAGCGGATTGAGTTTCTGCGCCTTCCAGGTATCGCGAGATTCCAGCGTCGGCATAAGTACCATCGCCGGATAATGCGCATGCTCAATGATGTAACCGATCCAGTTCACCGACATCTCGGTGACCCCGACCTGCGAAGACTTCATCACCGCGATTTCCCGAACCGGCGAATGCGCAGACAGGCAATCCATAATCTCACGCAGCATCGGATTGCGCGAAGTCCGCCAGCGCCCTGTCTCACCCGCCTGTTTGCTGGACAAGATACGATGCTTATCAGCCCACTGGCTGACGGTCAGACGCTCACGCGGACGTATGGCACGTGCGACAGCCGCTGACATGATCGATTTAGCTGAAAGTGTAATCTGCATACTCATGCTTTCAACCCGGCCTCAATTTTCAATGACAGATCAAGCAGCAGCTGCTCAAACGCTTCAACCAGTACCGAGCGTACTGACTCTACATCATTCAAGACTACTAGCTCAGAGGCTACACGATCAGGCAGAATTTCCAGCGCGGCACGGAAGGTTGCGCCCAGATCGGCAGCGAACAGCCTGACCTGCTCAGCATCGACTAAGCTTCCTCGCATTTTGTCGCGTTCCATTTCCGACATCTCAGCCTTTGCCATCTCATTGCGTGCACGAGCCTCATTAAAATCGGTTCCACGCGCTACAGGAGGGACAGGATCATCACCAGGCAGTGATGCATCAGATTCAACCTTGCTGGTATAGCCGGGATACGCTGTTGCATCTATCCGCGCCCTACTCGCCTCGACA